AAACGCCACTTCTCATACTTGCGTAAATCTGCTGCCAGCTTCTTTTTGACTGATGTTGGTAGGATGGCTGGAAGCACGAATGGAAGAGTCAATACTGAACTTGAAATGTCAATGTTGGACTGAACATCAATGTCACCAACGTCAATATCACGCTGGATTGCAACAGTAGCATCGGACGAGAATGAATCGTCAAAGATGACCTCGAAATGCGAGCCGTATTTTAGCGAAAATGGATCGCCAAAGTTGAAGTCTTTGGTGCGGACGTAGGATTCGTAGTCAGTTCCAGCGTCTTGATAATCAGCGGATGTAGTGCCAGCGGGAGACTTGTAGCCAGCATACTTCTCGATGATTCCATTGGTCTTCTTAAACATCGCCCTAGAGCCTTCTTGATTAAAGTTCGTAAGCGTAAACTGCATAACCTGCGGACTCCAAGTTCCCTCAAATGCGCCTAACGCAGTATTGTAAACCAAGAGCGTGTCATTGTAATCGTTTGCTCCAGTAGGTATGGCAAGGAAGTAGCGGTTATCGTAGTAGATGGCGGTAGCTACCCTAATGGAGTCGGTATTGATGCTCTGAATCACATCCTTGACTATCTCTGAAACTGGTATGCCAACTGAGCTAAAGTCATCCGCAACTGACCGAACAAGCGATCTGATACCGTTATCGGATAGGAATAGAATGTCGCTGCTTACTTGCACCGCAGTGCCAGTTGCCACGCATCCAGTATTGTTTGAAATGATCGAAACAATCCAATCCGCACCAGAGGTAGCATCGCTAGGAATATCAACCTGGAATACTCTTCGCTTCTTGAATACGATCAACCTATTCTTGTAGTAAGGCACAACAGCCGTAATCTGATCGCCGTCATCGCCGTTGACAACAATGCTGTTCGTCAAATCCCACACGGATGGATCAAGCAGATCGGACGCATAAAGCGTGTTTCGATTAGCACCAGATCCAACGCCAAACAATCTATTTTCAGCGTTGACCAAAATCCTAATACCCGCTGGAGGAGGACTGACTGTTGCAGTGGCCGTAGCACCAGACCCATTCCCAATGATTGTAACGGTTGGTGCAGTGGTGTAACCAGATCCACCATTAACAACCGTAACGCCAGTAACAGCCCCACCAGCCACCAGCGTAATCAGTTCTGGCATTGTTCCGCCAAGTGTAGGTCCAGTAATGATTGCTGTTGCGCTGGTATATCCAGTGCCACCAGTTGTTACTGTGATTGCCCTAACCTTCCCACCCTGCCTCTCAACCGCAGTTCCGTCCCAATAATGAAGGTCACTATCGGAATCAGATATAAACATCTTGTCAACAAACTGTGCGAAAGACACCTCGATGTCTTCTGCAACGCTATAGCCGTCTCGCCATTGGCTGGTGGCTGCTGTCCAGGTTATGTTTGTATTGGCCCATTCTGCATACGGAGTATGAACTGTCGCGCTTCCGCTTGATTCAATGCTGTAAAACCTACCTCCAGTAACAGTCAGCAATTGCTGGTATGCGGATGTCTCGTAATACCGCATCCCGCCGACTGATGTTACTGCGCTGGTTGCTCCAGTAGCAAAACTTGTTGCACCAACGCGAGTCTCAAGATTACCCTTTGGCGAAAGGGTCATATTGTACAACTCTTGTACTTGGTTCTCGGCTAGTAGGTCGGATTGTAGACCGCTGGCTTGACCACCCGTAAAATTACGGATTCCGTCAAACGATAGAACATCGTCCAAATTGTCGCTGTAATAAGGCATAAGCCTCCTTTACGCCGAGAACATTTCTTCTATGGTTAACTCGCCTAAACTTTGCGGTGTGATCTGCTTCACTCCTCCAACCTGGCTCAACTCGTAGTTAGCCATAGCAGCAAGGTCAGAGTTGGCAGTCTGCGTGATGGCTTGCGCCTTGGCATACTGCCGTTCACGCTCAAGTGCGTCAGAATGCGTCAAGGCCAGCACCAAGTGATGAACGTGGGGTAAACGAAGCTCATCATCCAGCGCGGCTTGTGACGGAGGAAAGTCAACAATGATGTTTGTGCGGGTAAGACATTTTAGCTTCTCCACAACGCGCAATGGAATTGTGCCAGATGTGGCAAGCCTTGGGTAAAGGTTTAGCTGTGCAACGCCACTGCTGTTACGACCCGTAAAATGGTAGGTATCTGGATCGCCAGTACGCGCATCGTCAAGCAAGCCTGGGTCTTGGCTTACAATCGTTGCCAGGTCAATTGGGTCAACCTCTGCATCGTTGTAGGCAACCGACAGAGGAGTTTCGACATTCGTGCCTAGCGTGATCTGTCTATTTGTTCCAACCGAATAGGTCGAGTTGGTTACAGTCTCACGCCAAGGAGCAAAATCCCATACGCGCCGATAGGCTAGGCTTGCGGCTTTCTGCAAGAAGGTAAGCGTATCCGAGTCGGTCTTGCCAACCTTCTCGCCAGCGTACTGAGCGATTTCAGTTAGAGTCATTATTCAGTAATGCTTGTATGGCGCGGTATCTCTACAAATGAAGAACCATTATATTCCCATAATCCAGCAACTATATTATCTGGACATGGAATCCAACGAAGCGATGGACTTACATCAAAGGAAGCGTCTTCAACTTGTGCAACTCGTCCGTCTTGTTCTACAAGAGCAAGCCTCATGCGTATTCCTCCACAATAATAATTCCAGCCTTTCCAGATCCTCCGTCAACAGATCCAGTGTTTTGATTGTTTGCTCCTCCGCCTCCACCAGCACCATATCCACGACCAGCGCCGCCAGCAACTCCTATTTCACTTGCCTTACCTCCGCCACCAAAAATTGTTGATCCTCCGCCGCCTCCTGCACCTTCAGCACCGAATGTTCCTCCAGCAGCAGAGTTACCAGAACCACCGTCAAAATTTATGTTGCCATCAGAACCTGCGCCACCCGCGCCACCACTAGCGTTCCATGCAGATCCAGCGTTACTTCCAGCACCTGGAGATCCTCCAGTAGCTGAACAGTGTGTTCCAAAAGAAGATGTTGCGCCAGCAATTCCATTGTTAGCACTTTGACCAACTCCGCCAGTTCCAATTGTTGCAGTAATGCTCGAACCAAGATTCGCAGCTTCGATTACTTTTATTGATGCTCCGCCAGATCCTCCTCCACCACCTCCAGATTGCTGTCCTCCTCCAGTTGCAACAGATGGACCAGCAGAAGCTCCTCCACCAACAACTGTAACCTTAATTCTTGTTAAGGATGCTGGTTTGGTCCATGTGGATGTTGTTGTGTAAACTCTTTGAGCCACAAGGCCAGAACTTGAAATAGCGGAAGTTGAAGCTGATGTAACTCTTCCCTTCGCGTCAACTACAATGCTTGGAATTGATGTTGATCCACCATAAGTCCCAAGAGTTGCTCCAGAAGTTCCTAGCGTTCCTGTTCCCTGGCTAATTGTGAAGTCACCAGCAAGGGTTGTGGATAGATTGGTAATCGTTCCAGTTGTGCTGTTAAGCGTAGCAATCGTTCCTCTAGTTACAATTTCTGCCGTTGATGTTGTAGTTCCAGTTGTAAGAGTAGGGATTGTTCCAGTAGTAATCGTTGCAACAGTAGATGTCGTTGTTCCAGCGGTAAGATTAGGAATCGTTCCAGTAGTAATGGTCGCGCTGGTGCTAACTGTTCGATTGCCAGTAGCTGTGCCGTAGGTCAACGCACCAGTAAGATTAAGGCTTGTGAATGTTCCAGAAGTAAGTCCGTCATCAATGAGATTCTGAACTGTTACTTTGCGTGGAGCTAGTGATGCGTCAACGCTGTCTGGAGCGATGAGAAGCAGGTCAGCCGTACCAATGGTTGTGATCTCTTGCTGGTTCTTGATGATAGCAGAATTGACAAGCGCGGTATCAATTAGGTTATGCAGGCCAGCCGCAGTAACCGTACCGTTGGTAGAGAAGGTCTGCTGACGATTGATTATGTTTGCCATATTAAGCTGTAAACCTCATTGCGGTTGCGAAGATTGTTCCTGCTGAAATTGTGCCAGCAGTTGCGCCTTTGTTGATAATTGAATATCTTGCCACATCTGTTGTTTGTGGATAAAAGCTGACAGCAAGGCAAATTGTTCCAGTAGCCGCACCAAGTGTGTTTATTGACCCGAAGACAATATCGCCAAGAGCGCATCCAGTAAGGCCAAATGTGCCAGTTGTCGTGTCGGCAACATTGTGTGCTTGTACTGTTGCTGATGTAAACGCCGCCGTTCCATAGGATACTTTTGTGAGTATTGGACCTGCTAAACCACCGACCTCAAGGCTTCCCACTGTTGCCAATCCAGTATTGTTAATGGTCGTGGAGGCAATTGTGCCTAGCGTTGCAGTTCCAGTTGAAGCGGTAATGTTAGTTCCAAAGGTCGCTGGGCCAGATGCAAACAGCGTGCCAATCGTAGCCGTTCCAGTTGACGCTGTAAGGCTTGTCCCAAAAGTAACAGCACCAGTAAGGATTGATGCTCCGTCAACCGAGAAAGAGCCAGTGCTGCTTACGCCAGTAGTGGAAAGGGATAAAGCAGAAGAAGTGTCATCTCCATCGGTAACAACCTGCAAAGAGCCACTAAGCCCACCAGTGGTGAAGGTCTTTAGAAGCTGTGCAAAGCTACTACTGATCGTCTGTGTTCCAAGTGTGGGCATTTAATCTCCTAGTTAGAAAGGCGGTTTTTTAGGACATCCCAGGCCATTGAGCAAGCAAGCCCTATCAGCCCAGCTACAGCCAGAACCTTAGTCCGCAGGTGTTCTAGCGCACCTAATCTATTAGCAACATCCCCGTGAAAAGCAAGTGACCTTTCTACCATAGCGTAAAGCTGAAGCTGACGCTCCTCCATCCTGGCTAGTCGGACTTCCATGCTCCATACCTGCTCCTCACTCATGGC